CACTAACATCTTCCACAACATCAAGTTCACTAAACACAGTTACTAAAATATCACGATAAGGCTGTTCAACTAAATGTAAATCTAGTAAGTATACTTCTAAATGTCCATTACGCAATAATTGTGCGTGGTACATAAACTGACCAAAAGCTTCTAGTTCTTCTGAAATGTACTCGTTGGCATAATCTTCCAGCATTTGCGCTGCAACCATTAACAACATATCAGGAACAACGCTTTTTGTAATACGCATTAGTTTAAGTGCTTTTGATTCACGATCGCGCATAATCTTATCACGCTTGGCACGACTCCAACTATAGCCGCCATCACCACCCCAAAGATCCCAAGCTACACGACCTTTGCTGGGGAATCCTTCTTCGCCACTATTAAAACCAGTTGCTTGTCTGTCTACTTCATGACGACTAAAAAATGAATACATGCGTAATACAACACTTTCGCTAAGTGGATCGCGATCTTTTAGTTGATTTGCACGAGCTAGTCCTACAAGAGTACCGCCCGGCTTACCTTCCTGCTTCCATGCTAGTGCACGTCGGGCTGCTGAAGCCATACCAGACGTGGGTTTATATGATTTTGCCATGTTATTCTCAATCGTTATAAGCTAAAATAATTTGTTTGCACATTTCACTACGTACAATATCGTGGTCACTAAATCTAACGGTTCCAACACCTGTTAGTCGTTCTAGTCTGGCGACTGCATCCATTAAACCTGAATCCGCTATATCAGTTTGTTTAGGGTCGCCACTAAGTATAACTTTGCAGTCACGACCAATACGTGAAAGCAACATTTTTAATTCTACTTTGGTTAAGTTTTGTGCTTCGTCAACTAAGATAACACAGTTATCAAAACTGCTGCCGCGCATAAAACCAATTGGTCGTGGCTCAATGTCGTGCGTACGTAGTGCATAGTCATAAAAGCCTTTGCCCAATGTTTTGATAAACACTTGTTCAAAAGGCTGAAGATATGGTGCGTATTTTTCCTCCAGTTCACCAGGTAAAAACCCTAATCCACGACCTGTTTCTACGTTAGGTCTAGTCAGCACAATCTTTTTAATGCGACGGTGAAATAGTTCACCGGCTGCATAACTTGCTGCTACATAGGTTTTGCCAGTACCTGCACTGCCTATACCAAATATAACATCACTAGAACGAATAGCGTCTAAGTAATTTTGTTGTGCTTGATTTAGTGGTTTTACATCACGAAATCCGTACTCTACTGGATTGTCTGTTTTTTGACCACGAACTTTCTTTCCAGAATTTTTCATTGTTAAGGTAATAGTGAAGCCTCTGCTCTACGACGGCGCTGTAAGCCTGGCAATACCTTACCGCCACCGTATACCCAAAGGCTGAGTTGATATCGGGCAGCGGGCCAATCACCTTGATTAACCCGCTTACAAAGTGTTGACGCACGATAACGTGGAACACCTAAGTTATATGCAAAATCTGTTAGTGCTCCTAATGTTTGTGGATCTGCGATTAATTGTGGGCTGGCTTTTAGTATACCCGGCAAATATTCAGTTTTTAGTGTATGTAATAACCAAAGATCTGCTAAATCACGCGAGATTGGTTCATGTTGCATGGTAACACGAGAACCGTCTGGTTTATACACAGTGCCATAACCAATAGTAGGATAGCCAGCAGGACATATGTAAGGTCTAGATCTAAAGCCTTCAAAATGCCTGCATAAATTGGCAGCAGTTTGTAGTGCTTTACCTATTGTGTCGCTCATACACTCTGCCTACAAACCAAAAGCTTAGGATCATAACAAACAGTGTCATGTCTTCTTGGCCCCATAGTTGTGTAGCAGCCAAATTCCACTCAGCACCTTGACTAACACTCATGGTATAGATGGCAAGCTTTACCAAGCCGTAAAAAGCTGCAAAATAGTAAGTAATAACAGGTCTAACTAGTGCACTTAATGCTGCTACTAGTTTGCCAGCTGCTTTAGCTGTTTCAGCTTGCTCTGCAAAAGCAGTACTCATAGCATTTAGTTCAGCAACTGATAGCTGATTATTGCTTTGATGCATTTCTGCGTCTGCTTTTAGTTTGGCAAACTCCATTTCTTGTTGCATGCGCTTTAGTTCGTGCTCACGTTCACCACGACGATCAAGCCAACGTAAAACTTCTGGTGCTAGTCGCAAAAGGCCGCCAGCTAGTCCACTAAGTACAGTTTCTAATATCATGTTTTAGTTAAAGAAAAATAAGAATCGGTTACGGGGAACAATTACACCGCTAGGCATTGTGGTATAAAAAGTTCTTGTGCTAGGCTTTAGCAATTGTAGTGGATTAGCACTAATTTCACGAACTTCGAGTTCAGTTAAAGGTCTGCCCCAAGTTGCTGCAAAGTAGTGTGCAGTTTTAGGATTGTTTGTAGAATTAAATACAGCAGGATGTCCCAAACCTATTTTAGTATTATTATTAAAATTGTCATCTAAACCAAGAATAACTGAAGTTTGTTGGCTTAACAGGTTCCCGTTAACATATAGTTTTTCACCAATACCAGGTTTATTAGTTAGTACTATTACTAATATTGTATCTGCAGGAACAGTTGCCCAAGACGAATATTGCATACCAAAACTAGACCTATAACCAGCACTTCTTAATTGCAGCTCTGTGCCAGTACTTTGAAATTGCATACCAAGACCTAAAGTATATCCAGCACCAGTTCTAAGAAAGTCCCATGCGTTTATTACATTAGTAGTGCTTTGAAATTTAGTTACTGCTAATAGTGTTGCCCCTTTATCCTTTTGAAAAGTATTAAATACATTTATATCTCTAATATCGTCTGTACTGCTTGTAGGCACATTATTACCTATGCCGTACTTAGAGTCAAAAATGCGTCTTACACTAGACCAAGATGCTGGATTACCGGGTGTATGATCAGAACGTTGATAGTTGTTGGCACTAATACTAGTTAGTGAATAAGCTGCGCGACGACCCATAACCATAATGTTATATAAATCTCTGGCTATTGAGTTATTAGTAGCAACTTGTGGATAATCTTTTAGATTATTGGTAGTTGGTCGGTTATACTTGCCGCCAATTAGTGGTTGAGGTACATAAGCCGGTAATTCAATACCAGATAAAATTCTGACTTTTGGTTGAAATAGTTGCCAGGGATTTTGCGAAAGTTCTGCTACTTCACTTGCATTAAGTGCACGATTTAGGGTAAATGCTGCGATTAAGGTTTCTGTACCAGTTCTAACAGCTATATTATCTATATTGTCATTATTATTATGTACGTTGGCACTAGTTGAATTTAATGTGCCGTTTATATAACAATCGGTACCATCACTACGAAATACCCATGTAACAAAATAGAAATTTCCTATGGTATATTCGCCAGCTGCTCCTACATAAGCGCCCCCAACTAAATAGGAACTGGTTGTTAGCATATAAGGAAATACATTGCCAGATGCAATAGTATTACCAAAAACCCATCGCATACTTGATGACAAAGAATTTCCAAGTGCTATTTGATCTACTTGTTGGTTAAACCTAGGACCAATATATCTCATTAAGTATGAGACTGTAAACGCTTGACCATTAATTCTTAGATTATTGGCATTAGTAAATCCATAACGTTTTGCTTTAAATATTACAGAATCTGTGACCGTTCCAGAATAATTTAAAGCTTTTCCACGAACAGTACCGTATGTATTTGCAGCTATTTGTGTATATGTTCTAACATTTGCAGTAAAACTATGTCCACTTGATGCTCCAATCCAATTATCAGTAGCATCATAGTTTGGATTTGCCGCATTCCATAGAAAAGTACAGCTGCGACCAAATTTATTGGTTTTGTCTACTGCAACGAGTTCCTGTGGTTGTATAGTTCTAGTAACAAAGTTTTTACCAATGCCAATAGAAATTGGTATAGTCATAATTTCTCACAAATTATACGGCAGTGCCCCAAACCTCACTTGTTTGTACACTGGCGCTGGTTAATGCTACACCTAAATCATTCTTAAACACTAGTCTTGTGGAAGCTGGTAATACGCCACCGTACGCAGCTGCTAAGCTAAATATTTTACGATGTGTGGTAGTTGCAGTATTCATTGGTAAACTGCCTACATAATGTAAGTCAGGTTCGTCTGTTGCAGTTGTACCTGACTCAGGGCCGCTACCAAAGTTAGAGCCGTCCAAGCTACCTTTAGCAAAAATAACAACTTGTCTATTACCAGCAGGTGTATTGGTTGTTGCAATTGCTACGTCAATTAATACATCTAGTGGATCGTTAATTGAGTGGGATAAAGTGTTAGAAGCTACGTAAGTTGCGGATGCAAGAGTAGCTAATCCAGTTACTGTTAAACTAACTGGCGATTGTACATCACTTTTAATAACAGCCATATTATAATCCTAATGCGTTACGAACTTGTTCTTCGGTGACGGGTGCAAAGCCCAACACTTCTGCACGACTAGCAGGTTGCAGTGCTAAATTTTTTAAACTATCAGACTCTGTTTGTGTTAGTGTAGTACCAACTAAACTATCTAATAGTTGTTGTGTAACTGGGTAACCAACGTCAATGCCATCAGTTGTAATAAAACGCATAGCCCACTTAACCGCACTGTTAGTTTGTGCAGCAGTTTCTAATTTGTCTAAGATGGTTGCAC